ATAATCAGCAATGAAACCGCTATCAATAACCCGTTAGCAATCCAAAGCCATCTTGGCCAGAAGTTAAAATATTCTTTCAATGGTGTTCCATAAATTATCATATGCAGATCTTATAATATCCCAGAACCCCTGTCAATTAAATACTTTCCGGGCGGGCCCACCCATAAAGAAAAAACTAGCTTGACAGCTTATTTTAAATCTTATAATATCCCATACATAACGAAAGGATAACATGGCTAAAACAATGACAAAATATCAACTGGATCACTTTAAACAAAAAGTGAAAAGGAACTTTGATCCGTTGATCGAGGAACAGGAACTGTTAGTCAAACAGTATAGAACTGAAGCAACTAAAAGAATAGTTGGTAAGTTAGCCAAGAAAATGGGTGCAGATAAAATATTAGATGCGTTCAAAAAAGCTGAAACACAACTAGAGAAAATAAGGCAAGACGCTAGAACTTTCTTTGTGAAGAAAGCAAAGACCGAAGATAAGAAAGAAAGACTTAATTATAACTTTACAACTCGGGAAGAAAAAATAAGTCTTTCTGATTGTGAAGAGCAATTGAGAGATTGGGCGAAAGAACTGGTTGATCGTGAGATACGAAGAAGACCTGAAGGTAAGATGTTAAAACAGTTGGAAGATGTAAAAACAAAAGCCATTGATACAGTCATGGAAAGTGGAAGTAGTGATGAACTAATCAGGGCACTTGAACTATGTACGAAGAAAATTGGTATAACTTGGGTTGTTGATACTTCTAACATCAAACAAATCAGTCAATAAACCATTTGACATTGAACATGGGATATAGTAGTATTATCCCATGTTTAACAATAAAGGAGAAAGTAAAATGTCAAAAGAATATAGTCATAGTGATCATATGATGGTTATGAGAGAACTTGTTGTTTTGTATCAATTAAAAAATGAAACAGATCAAAAGATTTTGGTTGCTACTAAAGAAAACGAAAGGCTAAATGTATTGCTAAAAAATAAAAAGGATAATGATGACGAAATTCCCTTCTAAAGATGCAATCTTTTATATTAGATACTATGCAACAAAACATGGTGAAACTATCGAGAGGAAAGGACAGCTTGATGGAATTGCTAGAGGCGAGTACGTTGCGAAAAAAGGTTATCCATGTTTCAACTACCTCGATATTTGGGCTACTGAAAAATTTGGAACACCTCAATACAGAACCGCCACGCATAAGTGGGAGTTTGGACAAACTAGATCTTTGGTTTAATAATTAAAGAATAACTTATCCCAATAAGTTAAACAGGGAACGGGGCGAGCAATCGCCCCGTTTTTTTTTGCGTGTCAAATACCTACCATATATTGTGTCAACCTTAATCTTATAATATCCCTCACTTTATACGTGTGTGTTGCACAATGGCAACAGGGCGGGCCCACCCCATGTGGCGGGCCCACCCCGATAGAGGTACCACTGGGCGGGCCCACCTCCCCTGGCGGGCCCACCCCCTCCCCCTTAAACAAGAAAAAAGGGGTCCCAACTTTACCCTTTATTGCTTAATTCAGACTCTCATGGTAATACTTTTAAAAACGATGATTCCGATAACCGACGATATAGA